GCTTGAGCTGCGGCCACATTGTATATACCTCGTTCTCCTGATTTTGAATCATATAGAGATTTCCATTCTGCAATAAACTGCTCCATGTCTGGCTTGCGTGAATACGCAACAGAGTTATTTGACAAGGCACGTTGTGGACTTGCTTCCCACCAGTTACCTGACTTTGCCTGTGCCATTTCAATATCATTAATATTAGAAAGAGAAATCATTGCTGAGCGACGAACTCCTCCAACAACGACTACTTCACCAATCTTGCACATAATGTCGTGGCATTCAATTGGCTTTAGATTTCTTCCTGTAGCATTCTTAAACTTTGCAATTGTAAAATCAAATAAGTTAATAAGTGGTTGTGGTCCTGAAGATCTTCCACCCATTGTCTTAAGTCTTGCCCCTGCTGGTCTTACCTTAGAAACATCAATTGCTGGAATCTGTCCAGACCAAAGTAGTGCTAGCAACTCACGGTATGCTTTAGCCCAACCCTGCTTTGAGTCTTCTACTGTAATAACTGTAGTTGACTTCTCTAAAGTTTCTGGGACGGCAGGAAGCTTATTGATGTACTTATACTCAACAGAAAATCCTACGCCTGTACCGCACATAAGAATATACATTGTCTCATCAAATGAACGTGGTGAATCAACTGGTAGAAAAGCACAGTTATATCCTGCTACATTATCTCTTTCCAATGCTGCTCCTGAAGTCATAACAGAACGCATTGATGGCATTACATTTCGTTCAAAAACAAACTCTTTTAATTCCGCAACAAGCTTCTCATTTGGAATATAATTATGATTTTTTTCTAAGTGGCCAAGCATGAAGTTAAAATATCTATCTACTGTCTCACCCCAAGTCTCACGGCGATTATCTTCTGATATCCATCTTGCATATCTTGATAACGCAATAAAATTTTCATATGGGTTTGCAATAGTCTTAGACATTTATAGTACCTTTTTCTCCGCCTAGCGGTTAAGTTAAATTTAGTGTGAAGACCCTATTCTACCAAACAACTATTCATATGGGAAGCGTAAAATATATTTATTGCCTTTATTTTAAAATATTATTAGTCAACTATACACGTATACTTTATGATTATTCTAGTTGACTGGCTTGACAGGTCTATGTAATTAATGTTATGCTTGTAGTTCGTTATCTCTAGAGGAGGAAATGCCAATGGAGAAAATAAAACAACAGGTGAGTGATCTGGCTCACAACATGGTTACAATAGTAATGATTACATTATTTATGTTTCCTGTACAGCCAGTGAATGCACTAGAAGTAAAACCTTTAGTGAAAACTGAAGCCCAACTAAAGCAAGAAGTCTTAGATAAGTTCAGTAAAGAAATTTACAAGCCATCTGAGATGCTTACAGACGAAGAGCTAGTATTACTACTTAAGACTGTAGGATTCGAAGGAGTAGGCCTTAAGAAAGCTTGGTCCATAGCAAAGCGTGAATCTAACGGAAGACCGCTTGCATATAACGGGGATAGGAACACTGGAGATCATTCTTATGGAATGTTCCAGATAAACATGATTGGAAATCTCGGTCCAGAAAGACTAGAGAAATTCAACCTAAAGAGTAACAAAGAGTTATTCGACCCAGTAACAAACGCAGAGATAACGTACTATATGACCAATGGCGGTCAAGATTGGTCCAGCTGGAAGGGTATGACCCCCAAAGCACAGGAATGGCTATTGCGATTCCCAACAACTGAAAAGAAGTAGGATAAATGAAGATACAATATGTATCGAAGTATCTCTCTTTATCTAGAGAGGGCCTTGTTCCAGAGCTTTTATGCCCAATGGATCAAGGCTCTCTTTATCCTAATCAGGATGTTAAAGAAAATATATTTTTATATTGCTTGTCTTGTGATTACAAGAACAACATAGGTTTAGAAGCTTACAGCAAAATAGAAGCAGCGGTTAAAAATGAAATCTAAAAAATTAGAACACCATGTCTATCATCCAGTTTTTGAACAGATAGGCTACATGAAAGACGTAATGCCTGAATGGTTTAAAAAAATAGAAAAATTTGCTGGTGGCAAACTTAGCATTATGCCATCTACAATAACAGTAAAAAGCTGTGCTCCTTTTATGGATGCCTTTTTAACTGGATATTATATGCCCGCTCCTGTTGATTTTTTAGTTGAGCAAACGCCAAACGGACCAAAAATAAGTTGGAATTTTTTTGATGCTGAATACAAAGAAACTGATTTTGTTATTGAAAGAGACAAGGGCATGATTCCAACACTACCCATTCCACAAGGGTTTCACGATAACCATTTTTCATGGAGCACAAAACAAATTCTTAAGGTGGAGGATGGCTACAGCCTTTTAATAACACACCCTTTGAATAGAGATGATCTGCCTTTTAGAACAATGTCTGGGCTAGTTGACGCAAACTACCCAATGAATGGTGGCAAGTTGCCGTTCTTACTCAAGATGGGCTTTGAAGGAATAATTAAGGCTGGAACTCCAATTGCACAAATAATACCTGTTAAGTCAGAGCCCTGGAAACTTGAAAGAAATACAAATTTATTGTCTGAAGCAAAGCTGGCCCGTAGCGAATCTTTAAAACATATTATTGGCTGGTATAAAAATAAATACTGGAATAGAAAGGAATACAACTAATGTCAGATTGCGAATGTGGCAATTGTATGTGCGGAAAAGGAATTCAAATAAATACCCCAGAAGAAATTCAATATGAATCTTCTGGATTTAATACATACGATTGGAAGATGCCTGTAATCTTCCCTAATACAGACGGAGGAGTAAAAGAATAATGGATGAATCAAAACTACCTGATGGAGCAGTAATTAGAGATGCTGGAACCATTGAAGATAATTTGCCTATGGTTAATTATATTATGCTACATCGCATATACGATATGATGACTCTTATTGCAAATCATTTTGACACAGAAAAAGCAACAAGGATGATTGAATATCATCAAGAAGGATATTTGCTAGGACCTGAACCAGCATTTACTCCAGGAGAAAAAAAATAATGTCTTACTCTCAAGAACAAATGGATTTTGCCCATAAGGTTGTTTTTAGACTTATGGAAATATTAAAAGTATGCCCCAATGTAGACGACAAATATAAATGCCACACGACTAATCAAAAAGCACATGCTAGATGTGTAGACTTAATGGTACTCTTGGCTGAAATAACCAATCTGCCCGAATATCTGGTATACCTAGGAAACAATCCTGAGACCAATGTAGATCCTTATGGCTGGATTACTGAATATCCTGCTGCTGAAAAAATTGTTGAAAAAACAGTTGACTTAGAAAATAACGTGTAATACAATTAAGATGTGTAGGTGACGGCAGTAATGCTTCCCTATATAATGTGTAGTAATACACTAGAAAAGCCCATTCGGATCCGCCTCTGAATGGGATTTTTTCTTTTTACTTCTTTTTATCTCGTTCTCTTTGTAATAGCCTATACAAACCATTTGGAACAAACTTTGACGCTATATTCATTTCGTTTTTCTGAAAGCGTTTTCTGTCTATGTCAGTCAATTCCCTAATCTCAAGTCCTAGCTTTGACTTTCTTTCAAAGGGAATATAGTGTACAAAAGGATCCCCTCGATTAATTGTAATTTTTTCATTGCCTCCATGATACAAAACCTGTTGATTGATTTCATGGTGTATATCAGTATCAATAATACCAGGGAGGACTGAAAAGTTTTTATTATAATGATAAAACATTGGAAGCTGTAACACAGACCAGCCTTTAGGAGTAATAATTCTCCAAGGACACTCGGCCTTAAATACAAACTTTGCTTTATCTCCATGTAGGCTTGCGTCTGCCCACTTTAAAAACTGATTATTTGTATGAATGCTCCAAGCAAATGATTCGTTAGAGGTCTTCCATAGGAATTCTTGTGTTTTATCGTTGAATCCTAGTTCTGTGTCGCACCACATTGGAAGAACGTAGCCTTGAGAAAAGAAATCTGGAAAAGATGGACAAATTTTTACAGTAAATGATGAAGGAAAATTAATCGAACCAAGCTGAGCCGATCCTGGACCATCAAGCATATGGCTTTGATCCAACATGTTTGGGGTATCTTTAAACCATTGCGGCACAAACTGCTTTGATGGCTTTGGCTTACACTGCTGTATCTCTTGTAGTCCTGGCATCATAGATATAAATTCAATATTACTCATTACAACAGTATAGCAAATGTATTTAGACCTGTATAGTGCAAAAAGTGCGAAAAAAGTGCGCCGTCGAAAGAAGAGCCATATCTTCATATGTGATCATTTGTAGAATATGTCATACAAGCCCTCTACGGGGGCTCTAAGCCCTTAACGGGTCATATTTGGTATCTCCGATACTAAGACCCCAGAAAAGGGCGGGAGAATTAAGATTTGAAACTTTTTATATATACAACTATAGAGGATAATATAACCAGAGACATTACTGGAAGAATTAAATGATATACACCAAGATAGATTGTATTTAATATTGTATTCATTTAGCTATAATGACCAATGAGTGATTTAGAACTGTTCATTGTCTATGTCTTCATTTAGGTCAAAATCAAAGATATCTTGCTGTCCCGCCCAATTTAAGAATTTAGACATAGCTAGACCTGAAAAGACTGCTGTCGCAGTTAACGCAATTAAACCATAGATTTTCTTCATCGTCTTTTACAAGTACATTTCTTTTGTCGCATCTTCCACCACATCCATGTGTGATGAATAGCCATTAAACCCATAACAATCCACATCAGTTGCATTTCAGTTATTCCTGAACCTGTGGTTAATACTATATTTTCATGATCGTGCATATTATTATTATACCATAATCCTAGTCAACTGTAATATTAATAGCATGTTCTAGACAATATAATTTCATAGATCCATCTTGTAATAGTTTAGATGTATACGATGCCTTATCGCAATAGCTACAAAATCTCATTTATCCTGCCTTCCGCACTTTTCTCATATATGTTCTTGCTCTGTGGCAATTAGAACATACTACTTCACATTTGGCTATTTCTTCATCGATTCGTTTCTTGGATAACGTATTGATTAGTTCCGCCACATTCGCATGCTTTTGTCCACGCACATGATCAAAGTCCATCATGTAGTAAGGGTACCAGACCTTGCAATCCATACATGGGTTTTTTTCTTTAACTTCTTTTAAATAACGTGCCAGAGTTTCTTTTTGTTTCTTGATCGATATCTTCTCTGGAGACATATCTTAATTATATTACAAGTTTTTATTAATTAGATGTTATTTAAAGATTCTTCCCAGGCTAGCTTTGCAGCATAGTCTCCAGAACATTCAATGCAGAATGGTGCAACTACCCCATCTGAATTTAACTTAACTCCCCATCTGTTTTCTTCGCAAATAGGGCAATCGCCTAAATTAGTTCTAATAATGTTGTTTGTCATAGTATTATTATACCACCCTTTCATTCTAGTCAACTGCTTTATATAGTATACTAAATGTTAATAAAATATTTTTTTTAGTTGTATCACTTGATCTTAGGTCTTAGGTCTTTATATATATTTATTATTTATTGATTTGCTGACCCCCCGACCCCCCTATGGAAGTATAACATTAGGTATTTTCGAAAGTCAATAGCTTTTTGAAATTTGAGAAAATGTTAATATATTTTTAACTTGTATGATACACACTATAGAAAATGTCCGATTTGCCCGATAGTGAGCACATAGGCTTCCGACCTTGAGCGTGAGTGTGATGCGACTCACAAAAGTTTTTTACCGACACGCCCGAGAAACGGGCATAAATGTCAGTCCCCTAGTGTAGAGTTATTACTATAAGAACAAACGAAAGGAGCAAATAAATGCTCACTCAAAAAACACTAGACGCAATCGTCTATGAATACCAACACGGGGGCGTGAAGTCTAACCACCCCGAATTGACTACCTATGAGCGCAAGGCGTTGCTAAAGCACCTCTTTAGCCTACCTACCTATTGCGCTTGTTGTGTGAGGTAAATCACACGCTAGCAATAGCGTGTCGGCTAGTAAATGTCAGCCCTATCGGCTACAATTACAGCATAACAACTAAATAAGAATTAGAGCGTGAGCCTAGCAAATAATCCGAAAGGTGAGCCTAGCAAATAACCGCTCAACACATAACCAACTACTAACGAAAGAAGAACAGATAATGACTATCACCTATACACTATGGCAAGGCTCTCAACTATTAGCCGTAAATCAAAAGGCTAGTAAGCCCGAAGAAATCTTAGCCGTAATAAAAGAATTAGAAAAACTAGGTAAGGGTTTCACTTACAACATTAGAGAAGTAGAGGTCAAGTAATGTCATACGCATACTCATACAATACAAACACGATAGATAAATACGAGTCTATCCAATCAGATGTCGCAGACGCATACTCTTATCTAGATGAGGCAGATGAAGAACAACCGCCACTAGATGACTTTGATGATGTTGATGATGAAGAACTAGCAAAAGTATTCGCACTAAGTTGGGATAACTAATAATGACTATCAACGGATTTGAATTACACATAACTAACGAATACGGATTTGAGTTAGATAGTTTCTTAGGGGCTATCTACCTACCTTGGCACACTATTATTCTTACCGCCCTAGCGGTAGTAGCCTACAAGGCTTATAAGAAATGGGGTAATCGTAAATGACTACTAATCGCATACTAACTACGCTAGTCCAATTAGGTATCGGTATCCCCGCCCTAATTATGCTACGCCTAGTAATTCGTGATCTAATTCACAATAAATTACGCTAACGCTACGGCGTGTCGGCTTGACAAAGTCAAGCTGGCCCGCAAAGGCACGGGGTCGGGCGTGTCGTTACGCTAGTGTTATAGAACCCCTTGAATTTTGTGAGGTTTATCACAAAAAAAGATTTCTTGAAACACGGCGTGTCGTGTTGATAATGTCGGTGTGCTCGTGTATACTACCTACTATAACCACAACGAAAGGTCGATAAAATGACACTAGATGAATACAAGGCTTATGTAGAAGCCACACGCAAGGAAAGCCTATTGAAGGCTATCGCAACAATGTCAGAGGCTAATGATAAGATGTCCTCTCTATTCAATACTAAGGAGGCAGACTAAATGGGTTATGTAGAAATCTTTCGCATAGATGATGAGGGTGCTGGCTGGGTAGATTTATCCGAGGCAACACCTAGCGAATTACTAGATTTAGAAATCGGTTTATTTCAGGAAGGTGCTATCTAATGAAATCAGAATTAGAAAAAGATTTAGAAATCAAAGAAAGTTTTATAGATTTACTAAATGACCTTTACCCAACTGTAAAAATTGGTTATTCAACTTTTACTCCCGCCGAAATCTTAGAGTGTTGCGATCCCGTTGCGTTTGCGATTGGATTAGTAGAGCACGAAGATTATTTAGCAGAATTAGAAGAAGAATAACGGCGTGTCGGCTTGACAAAGTCAAGCTGGCCCGCAAAGGCACGGGGTCGGGCGTGTCGTTACGAGATTGTTATAAAATCCCGTGAAATTTGCGGCGTGTCGATTTGACAGACAAATCGGACATTTTGATGTGATTAGTATCACACGGCTTGAGCGTCTCAGTATTTGGACTTACTGGCTAGTAATGTGAAAATGTCAGTAGGCTCGTGTATAATTCCATACATAACAACAAACGAAAGAAGGTCTGCCAATGGCTACCAAACTATACACAATAGAAAACCTACTTATAGGAAAAAACTATAACTCACGAAATCGCCACTTTGAGGGTGAAATCGTATCTGCTCGACCACGCCCCGAAATTTGGTATGGCGATAAAACTGAAGCCTATCTAATCGGAATAAATTATCGTGGCTCAATAAAAACTCAATACGCAACTATTGCGGTGAAGGTCGGTGAATAAATGAAAAGTTTTTCATCTGATGTAATTGACCACAACGAATTTTATCTAATTCACGATTTACTATTTTTCTGTTGTGATGAACAACAATTCCGCCACTCTTGTAAAGAACACGGCGAAATGATGGGTTGCTACTATTGCGAATTTGATTACTCAACAAAATGCGAGTGTGATGAATAATGATAAACTCAGTAATGACTTTCCCTTGTGATGAATGTGATGGTTCAGGTCTTATCTTTTGGGGTAATGACCTTGACTATGATGTTGAGCCTTGCGATTGCGCCCTAACTCCAAACTATAACCACTACAACCCAAACGAATAGGAAAACTAATGTATAAAGTAACTTGCCAGTATGATTTTGAGGAGAGCCCTCATTGGTCTGCTAACTATGAAGATGAATTCGAAGCGTGGAAATCTTTTTTCTCATTCACCGATTGGGGAATGGCTAACGAATACTCAACTGTAAATATTTACACACCAGCATTGAAATGCTACACAAAAGTTTTCTATCGTAGCGGAATGGTGGTAGCAAAATGATGACACGAAAAGATTATGTCGCAACGGCAGAAATTCTAAAGTATGCTAGCGATAAAACTCACCCTGCTTTATTTTCTAAAATCGTAAATGATTTTGCGGAAATGTTTGCGGTTGATAATCCGAGATTTGATGTAAAACGATTTCACGAAGCGAGTGGATACAATGTTCCTAAATTCACTTCAAGATAAAGTTAAACGAATTCAGGAATTGCGTCGCAGTAATGCGGCGCAACCTGTTCGTAATAAAAAAAAATACACACGCAAAATAAAACATAAAAATAAATTTGATCAATAGCCCGCAGCTTGGCCCCCAAAGGCACGGGGTCGGGCGTGTCGTTACGGCTGTGATCAAAATCACCCTGGAAAGCTGGGCCAGGATTGGAATATGTCGGTCCATTCTGCTATACTTGCCATTCAACCAACGATTGAGGTCCAATGAAACTAAAACGCTCTAACGATAGAAAGGTGGCTAACCTTGTCACAAAAAATGGAAAGCAAGCCGCAATTGCGAACACGTTCGGGCTCCCTGCAGGAAAGAATTATTCATGCCCTGGTGCCACTAGTATTTGTGAGAGTGTTTGCTACGCAGGAAAACTTGAAAAACTATTCCCAGGAGTAAAAACTAATCTGCTACACAATTGGGAATTGCTACGCAATGCCGATATGGATACAATGCTTATTCTATTAGATGAGATGATTGTAGAATTTATCGCCGATTGTGAAAAGAAAGACGCTCCTAAGTTATTCCGTATCCACTGGGACGGGGATTTCTTCAATGATACTTATACATATGCCTGGAAAGTAATTATTGAAAATCATCCCGATGTTCAATTTTGGGTTTATACTCGTGTAAAATCTGCAGCGCTTATTCTAAAGGATGTTCCTAATCTATCTCTTTACTATTCCACCGATGATGATAATAAGGAAATCGGTCACGAACTAAAAGTAAATGAGGGAATTCGTCTTGCCTACCTAGGGAAGACATTCGCCGTGACTGAAAGCACAATGAAAGAATTGACTGGCAAGCCTGGCGCTAAGTGTCCTGAGAATATGAAATCAATTCCACTTATCTCTTCTGCAGGGTCCGCCTGCGTATCGTGTGGATTGTGTGTTTATGGTAAAGCGGATATAAGATTTTCTGCGAGTAAAAAATAAATGTATGACGTGATCGGATCTGTAATTGGAATTATATTAATTGCATTCTTGTGCTCACCACTTGTGCTAGCGGTGTACATGTGGCGTGGGGCCAAGATTGATAGTGATAATGATGGTAAAGATGATGTGCCCTATCGTTGGGAGAAACAATAACGGTGTGTCGAGTTGACAATTGTCAGCTCGGCCCCTATATGTAGGGGGTTATCCACAGGCTTACGAGAGTTATCCACAACCCCTGAAATTGTGAGTATTATCACAAAAGCTGCGACACGCCGAGGATGGATTAGGTAATGTCAGTGGCATAGTGTAAAATACTCTTATCAACCAACGAAAGGTAACAAATGTCTAATCTAATGAAAGTTCCACACACAATAGTATTCGAGGCAATTATTGACTTGGATAAAATTCCTGCAAGTTTATTGCCACGACTAATTGCATTAAATGAAACACAATTAACAGAAATGTGTAAGGAAGCAACACTACACGCACTTGGTATGTCTAATGTATTACCACTTGCTAATGAAAACAACACTTGGGCTGAAGTAACTATCAAGGGAGATAACTAATGGGATACAACACTGCGCTTGATTTTGCAGAATTAGATTTAGAACAAGGTATTGCTATGCACTTACAAGGTAATCATTACCCGCCCGTTCCATTATCTATGGTCGAGCCTTGCATCGAGGCTATTGACGCCTATTGGGAAAATGACTACAACCGACAGATCGAAATGCCTGAAGGCGTATTCTATCGAGGCGAAAGGTTTGCCCCTGCATCGGCTATTGTCGAACAGCACCACTTAGACGCTTGGCTACAAGAAAGTGACTAAGGTCACACAATAAGTTTCTCAAATACTGAGATAGGGCTAGACAAATGTCAGACCCCAATGTTATACTTACCACCTACACAGAAAAGAGGCAAAAATGACAATCAACGACAAGTTGTATCAGGTTGGCGATTTATTCACCACCCTAAAGTCAAAAAAGACGGGCGTTATCAAAGAGATACACCCACAAGCATCTGGCTCGGTGCGTGTCTTGCTAGAAATGCCTAGCAAAGAAACTCGCTGGACTTCAGTATCTGCTAAAACACTTCTAGGCGCATAACCTAGAACGAAACAGGGACAGTTTAGAGAGTGTTCTAGTCCAATGTCGTAAGTAAGAACTCTCCACCTTCGGGTGGAAATGTCAGACCCCCCTGCTATACTAATCAACCAACCAACCAACGAAAGGCAATAAATAAATGAGCAGACAAATCACAGTAAAGGTAGCAACAGCAAAAGTAATCAAGGCACTAGAGGCTCGTCTAGCAACGCTAGAAAACGATTACAACACACAGACCGCAAAGGAAGCAAAGTTCGGTAAAGCGCAAGAAGCGTGGCGCAAGGAAATCGGTAAGTGGGCTATTGCCAACTTCTCAAAGGCTGAGAACCTTCGCACAAACTATCGTCAATGGAACAACACTCTCAATGTTGATTTTGACATCATCACAAAAGATGGAAGTTTTCCTGCTGAACCTGAAAAGGATTTTGAGGTTATCCATCAGCACCAGTATCGTGAGATGAAAGAGGACATTACAAATGCTCTCACAATTCTCAAGATGACAGATGAGGAAACAGTAAATGCTTCTACAATGAAGCAGATTGCTAAGTATCTCTAAATAGATTTTGGGGGGTTAGCACACAAAGTCTAGACACCTGAACCCAAACGACCTGAGTAAGTCGCCAAACTGCTCTCCTTCGGGAAACTACTAACAAAGGTAATACAATGGCAAATCGTTATCGTGTCGAAATCTATGACGCAAACAAACTCAATGATGTAACAATTTATTCTGAGCAAGGTGTTGATAAGGAATACCTAACTGAATTAGTTTTTAGTAATCTAAATAAATTCAGCGGCAAAATAAATGCTTACGTTTTTGACAACGTAAAGAAAAAGAAGACAACCGCAATGTTCTTAGATGAATCTATTGTGAACTTCAATAAACAATTACTAAGCAAGGCTACAAGGATCGAATTCGGGAGTTAATCCTGAGCTCGGCCCCCAATAGGGAGGGGTTATCCACAGCGTTACGGCCACCTGTGGATAAACCCTGAAATTCTGTGAGATTACTCACACTGATCAATTCGGACATATAGTAACTAATCCTAGACAATGTCAGTGGGGTCTGTTATACTTACAACTAATCAAACGAAAGGTAAAAAATAATGGCTCATAATCTCGAAATGGAAAACGGCGAAGTTGCATTCGCACTTCGTGGCGCACCTGCTTGGCACAACCTTGCAAACCGAATCTTTACAAAAGATGAGGAAGTTACAACAAGTCTAATGCTTGATGAAGCAAAACTTTCTAATTGGAATGTTCGCTTATCTCCATTGACCGACCACATTTCAGAATCTTGGAATGATGTATCACAAGCCCAGTTGGTTATTCGTGATAACCCATTCAACAAGGGTATAGATGTTCTCGCAACTGTCGGCAAGCGTTACAAGCCTGTGCAGAATGAGGAACTCTTTGCATTTGCTGATGCAATTCACGATGCCAATGCTGATTGCCGTTGGGAATCTGCTGGCTCACTAAAGAAGGGCAAAGTGGTTTTCGGAACTGTGGACATTCCACGCACAATGGTTCTTGACCCACAAGGCGCTAATGACGAAACAAAGTTGTATCTAATTGTCTGGACATCACACGATGGTTCTGTTGCTGTTCAAGCAGCCGTTACTCCTGTTCGTGTTGTATGCCAAAACACTTTGAATCTTGCAATGCGTAATGCTAAGCAATCATTCAAGATTCGTCATACACAATCTGTTGACGGGCGCATTCAAGTTGCTCGTGAAACTCTTGGGCTTGCTCTTGGATACTTTGATGAGTTTGAGAAAGAAGCACAATCGCTTTACACTCAGGCAATTACTGATGCTGAATTCTCTAAGTTGATTCAGACAATTTATCCTAAGCCAGATAAAGATGCAGCGAAAGTTGCTCTTACTAAGTGGGAGAATAAGGTTGTGCTTCTTGATGACCTTTATCATAACTCACCAACTAACGCTAACATCAAGGGAACAAAGTGGGGTGCGTTCAATGCACTAACTGAGCGCCTTGATTACTATCGTTCAGGTCGTGGCAATTCTGAAACACTAATGGCTGGTGCATCAGGATTTGACCCAATTCTAACTGCTGAGAAAAACAAAATCAAGAAATTGGTTTCTGCTTTCTAATAAATAAAATCCTGAGCAAGATTAAAAACTGCTCACGCTACGGCGTGTTAATTTGACAAGATCAAGCTCGGCCCGCAATGTTAAGGGAAGCAAAAATGTGTTACGACTCACATAAAAAAAGCCCTGAAAACTATTGCACATGTCAGTGGGGTCGTGTATAATTCTCGGCATGACAAAGTATCAGAAGTATACCTGGGTGTGCACAAGCGATTGTGATGCCTTAATTGAATATACCTTTAAAGATGGCTATGGATGGCCAAACGGTGTGATGGACCTCACATGCAGATGTGGGACCAGTTGCACATTATTGTCAGTGGAAGATGCTACAATACCGTATACAGATACACCCCTAACGAAAGAGGAACCAATGGAAGAAACAACAGTAACAACTACACCAATCCCTGATACATATAACCCTAACCTATTGGTTACCTACAAAGTAATCCGTGGTTATTCAGATGCAGAATATGCAACTGACAAGGTCACATCAATTGAATGGGACCTACACAATGCACGTCAGGCACAGAAAACTAATGGTGTCTACCAAGACAAGATTAATACAGTCAAGGATATTATCACTGAGGCATATGCCGATTCAGATGACCAAGATACACTTCGTGCAATTGCTGAAGCGCTTGGCATTGAATTAGTTCGAGAAGTTCTATTCACCGCAACTCTTGAAGTTAGCGGAACATACACATACAATGTATTAGATTCAGATTATGAACTAGACCTTGATTCAGAAGTCACAGATGCTCTTTACGCCGATTCAAATAACGGTAACATCACAATTGATGACACCGAAGTTTGCCACGTAAGGGAAGCATAATGTATTTTGAGTTGACTGCTCCCGATAGGCTATCTTTAGAGATGGCTTATTGGGATGCACAAATCACTGGACTCGACCCTGAGTTTATGCCACCGTTGACATTCAATGTGGGAACTGGTAGTATTGAGAAAGTAAGTCGCATTCGTGACAAATATAATTTATCAGAGTCATATTGGTCAGATAGAGAAGCAACAGGATACAAGGAGAAATAATGTCAGATTACAGAGATGGTTTTGAAGACGGGTATAAGTTTGCTCGTGAAGAGATGATGGAGAAGTTGGCAGAGATTGATATTGCTGACATCGACTCTTGGATTCTTGACCGTCTTTCCGAAATGATTGAAGGTGGGACACTATGACAACTGAAGATCTAAATAGATGGATTGGCTGTGATCAATGTGGCACGGCTCAAGCAATGTATGTAGTTAAACTAGTAGAAGGCGAGCTTTTCTTCTGCGGGCACCACTACAATGCAAGCAAGGCAGGCCTTGACAAAGTCGCATACGAAGTGATAGAATTAAATAAAATAGAAGAAGCAGCACCTATACTAGAAACGGCGGAATAAAATGGGCGACAGAGCAAACTTTGGATTTAAAGATTCTAAGGGCGATGTACTATATCTATACGGACACTGGGCTGGACATCGTATGCTACAGAATTTAGCAAATGCTGTAGAGCAGGCACGTCCTAGGTGGAGCGACCACTCATATGCAACACGTATATGCATTAGCCAATTGATAAATGAGGAATGGCCTAGCGAAACTGGATGGGGCCTCTACATCAATCAATTAGGCGATAACGAGCACAAGATACCTGTAATTAACTGGGCCGCTAAAACATTTACATTAATGGAAGAGGACCTGCAGACAGAGGTCTTCAGTCAATCACTAGACGCATTCGTCTCTAAGTATTCCAGTCAACCAAGTATGGTATAATTAATCCAAGGACCTTGGTCCTGGTTTTAATCTAGAAATGAAATGGTGCATCTATTTAGTCTACGGGCCAGGTGCTAAGTAAAGCGGTTTATTTCTTTCGTTGGAAATCAGCAGCCATATTCATACCCCCAGCTTATAGCTGGGGGTTTCTTTTTGCCCACAAAGACATGAGGGTAACATATCTCTTTTACGACGTCAATAGCAAAACTCCTGAAATTCTGTGATCTTGACCACATTCTGAATAAAATGTGGTGTGACTCACACCCAAATAGTATTCCAAATGTCAGTGGTCCATTGTATAATTGGAACATATCAACGAAAGGATATAAAATGCCAAATTGGTGTTATAACACATTAACTATCCAAGGACCTAAGTCTGAGGTAGATATGATTAAAGATAGATTGAATGCTCCATTTACATTAGCACAGGAAACATTCGGTATGGGTGATATTTCTACTATGGGTTTCCCCACCAAAATTGAACAGGTAACTTATTCTAATCCTGTCTTTGCTTTCTTTAATATACACTCATATAAGGATGACGGAATTACTGATGAAGA